GGATAGCAGAGGGACAAGCGAGAGTTGACAAGCTCAAGTTTCAAAAACTCAGTTTCAATTTAATGTAACTGCAGTTTTAATCTGTAGTACAATGCAGATATGAGTGCGAGGAATCTATCACAACGTAAAGGAGTAAGTTATGAATGAAATGAATGAAAAGCCTACCGTATACTACATTGGTGTACCGCAGTTCTCTAATTGGAATGGTCAACCAGATCAACCTGTAGCTCATCTACAGTATGTCATCGGTCATCCAGCTTTGGGTAATTGTTTTGATGTAAGAACATCAGTTGTTAAAAAAGTGCTAGATGATGGTACAATCATCACTCGCAACACAATCTACAAACCGTTGGCACAGGAGCAAATGGGATCATGAAGTTTAAGAAAACAGACATTAAAAATGTTCGTCTAACTTGGCAAGAAGTCAAAAGTGATGGTACAATCTCAAATCGTACTTACGCTTGTGATGATAAAAGTGCAAGCTGGCATCTAATGCAAATGCGTAAGAGTCCTAGCCTTCGTAACATTAAGATGGAGAAACTATGAGTGATATCGCAGAAGAGCGTATGCAGAACTACATTGATGAACTAGAACAAGAGAACCGTCTGTTACGAGCACGTAATGATCGTTTGGAAAAAGAGATTTTACAACTGCAAGAAAACGGATGTAAGTATCCTTTGTGTCAAAATGAAGAGTACCAACAAGGGCTTGCAGAGCAGATTAAACGTGAGCTTTATACAGGTAATCAACCTACAGAAGAGCAGATTATTGCTGGTGCTAAAGCTTTGGGTAATCGTGTAGCTGAAACCTGCAATATAGATCAGAGTGATCAATGGAAATTCTATAGTGAAGAACTCATTGAAGATTCTCGTGTTGTACTGACTGCGGCTTTTAACGTTGTATGAACTGGCAAAGAATAATTTGCTGGATACTGAAACCAGTAAAACAAACAACTGATCCTAATTGTAAACACTGTAGAGGTGCAGGTTATGACAGCAGTGGATATCAATGTACGTGCGTAAAGGAGAAATAAAATGAGAAATTCCATCGGAATCAATTCTGGTATTCAGCTTCGTGGTGTTGGCTTCAACAGTGTCTTTACCGATGAAGAAATCAAGAATGAACCAATGTTCTTTAACTGCAATTTAGATTTTGCATACGACCATGCTGGTCCAATTACTCAAGCATTTATGGATTCTCTACCAGAAGACTGGACACAAAACGCTGTGATTGACACACGTAGTCATATGCTCATGAAAGGTTGGTATCCTTGCATTCCCGGTTGGCATCATGACGATGTACCACGTAGTACAACCAATGGTCAACCCAACTATGTCAATCCTGAGTATCGCTCTGAGCATTTGATGGGACTAGTAAATGCAGAAGTTGCACCTACCGAATTTGCTTTGGGTTACATTGATTTGGATATTCCAGAAAATAACATCTACAAAGTATGGCATCCTCTGGTAGAACAATCTGTAAGAGAGCACAAGCTTTCTTTGCATAAAGTAACCAGTGGCTTTCTATATCAATTTGATGATCGTGCATTTCATCAAGGTGTAAAAGCAGTAAAGAATGGTTGGCGTTGGTTTGCACGTATTAGTCGCAAAACAGATCGTGTAAAAAATGTAACTAACGAAATTCGTAATCAAGTTCAGGTCTATCTTGAATATCCAATGGAAGGATGGTAAACATGCAAAAGAAAATTATATTAAGTTTTGATGATACAACTGGTTTTGTGTATGATGCAAATGGTTTGTACATTGGATCCAATCTCCAGCTAAAACCTTTTGAAGTTACTGATGAAAAATCTGGTGTTCCGATTGATGATCTTGTCAAGTTGCGTAATGCAGGATTTACTACTGAAGAAATCATTGAATTGAAACGAAAGGATTTGCTATAATGCTTAAACTAGTCTTTGTTGTTGCATTGGTTACATTGATTGTAGCAGGTGTATTTTTCTTCTTTAAAGAATCTGATGGTTCAACTAAGTGGAAAGCCGTGAAAACTGTGTTATACTTGCTATTCTTCGGATTCATTGCACTGTCAATTCTGACTGCAATTGTTATTTTGTTCTAACTGAAAAGGAGTTTTCATGAAATTTATTAAAGGTATCATCCTTGCTGTAGCCGTTGCACTAGCATCTGTTGGTTGCACCCGCATTGAAACTGGTGAAGTTGGTGTACGAGTCAATGCATCAAAACAAATTGAAGGTTCTGAAATGCAGCCGGGATCATGGAATCAAACGATGATTGGTTCTGTACTTACGTTTCCTGTAAAGGATATTGCAGTTACTCTGGAAAATAAAACACCAATGACTGCAGATAATAGTCCTCTTGCAGACTTTGATATTACAGTTGTCTATGGTTTGAATCCTACTGCTGTAGCTGAGTTGTACTCAACAAAGAGTCGTAGTTTTCACGCTGAACAAAAAGGTGATGTTTACTTGATGTATTCATATATGAGTACTCTAGTTAATAATGCAGCTTACAAAGTTGTACGTAACTACAAATCGCTTGATGTTGCAGATAACCGAGCTAAGATTGAAGAGCAAATTCGTGATGTTGTAATCGAGCAACTAAAATCCGAAAAGTTGGACACATCAGTTACACTTACAGTTGTGCAAGTTCGCAACATTCTACCTAACGCAGAAATTCTGCAGTCTGCTACCAACTATGTTCGTGCTCAAAATGAACTAAAGATTAAGCAAACTGAAGTTGAAATTGCAAAGAAAGAATCTGAGCGCATGGCTGCACTAAGTTCTAACTCTGGTCAATCTATTGCTTATATGCAAGCTCAGGCACAAATGAAGATCGCAGAAGGTATTGCTGCAGGTAAAGTCAATACCATTGTTGTACCAATGGATTTTAAAGGTATGGTCAACATTAAGTAACAACGAGAGGGCTTGTCCCTCTCTTTTATTATTTGAAAATAAAGGATTTATTATGAAAATGAAAACACTATTTATTGCAATTTTGGTTGCGTCACTCACTGCTTGTTCATCATTGGATAAGTCTCTAACTTGTACTGAAGGTAATCGTCAAATGCTAGTGGCTACCAATGCACGTATGGTTGAAACACAAAAAGAATTGGAAAGATATAAAGCTGGTGAAAAAATTCCGGGTCAAGAAATTACACTGTTTCCAAGTCGTGAAGCATTACTTTCAGCTTTGATTCAGAATTATAACAATCATTATGATGCACTGGTAAAAGATGCTAATCACTATAATGAATTGTGCGTAAAAAAATAATCAAACATGCAATACTACGTAACAATAAAAATTGAAGAAACAATCGCAGTTGATACGTTTACAGAAGCCGAAGCTATCAAGTATGCGTTACAATTCTTTGATCCAACAGCACATGATCCTGAAATAGTAGAAGTATGGAGTACAGAAGATGAATGAAATTATTATTCGTAATGCTATCATGACACCCGATGGTACTTACTTGCGTAGCTATCATCGTCATGACTATGTGCAGCACTTGGACAGGTTCACTGGTGAAACTTACATTGTAGATGGTGGTAACGATTACTTGCGCCGTAGCATTAATACAACACCTGCAGAAGACTTGACGGTATACCTAAGTGATCCATTTCATGTAGTACGTGAAGCTTTTGTGTGGAAGAGCTACGGTAAGAATTTTGAGCATCTACCTGATGGAATTTATATTCCATTGTGCAAGATGGAAACCGACCATATTCGTGCTATACTTGAGACTCAGACGCAGATCAAAGGTAATTTTGTTGAGATGCTATTCAAGAAAGAATTGGTGCTGAGAACAGGTACTGTAACTTTAGGAGAAGATCATGAGTGATGTAGAAAAATTTTGGGCTAAAGTAGCTGAGAAGTTCGGTGACAAACGCACATGGCATCAGTTGAATCCAATGGAGCAACAGATGGTAATCCAAGGTATTAATATGATTTTACAGGTGGTGCAACGATGAACTTTCCTAAAATTATTTGGCAATCGCCTAAATTTTTCTATCATGCTGGTTTATACTTGAAGATCGGCAACAAACGATATCGCATTTTTAAAGTAGGAGCACGATGATGACAATTCCAGAAGGTTTCAAACCGCAGTTAGCTATTGAGCAAACCAAGGTTAAGACACAACCAGCAAACATGTACATGTCAGAAAAACTTGACGGTATTCGCTGTATTGTATTTGGTGGTGTAGCTTACTCACGTAGTCTTAAACCAATTCCAAACAAAAGCATTCAAGCTTACGTTAACTATTGGGCACACATCTTGGAAGGTATGGATGGTGAACTGATCGTTGGTGATAAGAATGCACCTGATGTATTCAACCAAAGTACTTCTGGAGTTATGCGTCAGAGTGGTGAACCTGATTTTAAGTTCTATGTGTTCGACAGGTATCACCCGACAGCGAGTTGGATTAACCGCTATAAACGTCTGCAGACATTGACAGGTGTACCTCAAAGAGTCGTAATGCTTCCACACTATCCTGTAGTAGATATGTCAGATATTGATGACTTCGAAACTGAAATGCTTGAAATGGGTGCAGAAGGTGTAATGCTACGAGATGAAAATGCGCCATATAAATGCGGTCGCTCTGGTACTAAAAATCCAGAACTACAAAAGGTCAAACGCTTTGTAGATAATGAATTTGAAATCATTGGTTGGGAGCCTAAGTACACTAACACCAATGAAGCAAAGACCAATGAATTAGGGCGTACAGCACGTTCTACAGCTAAAGATGGTATGGTAGCCCTAGATACAATGGGATCGTTGATTCTACGTACCTCTAAAGGCGATACGTTCAGTTGTGGTAGTGGTATGACTGATGCTATTCGAGAAGACTTGTGGAATCGCAGGGAAACTTTAATGGGTCAACTTGCAAAGGTTAAGTATTTTGACGTTGGAAACGGGTATAATGTACCGAGGTTTCCGGTTTTTGTTGCAATTAGACATGAGGATGATTTATGAATAGAAATCAATTTTCAGATGTAACTTTTGAGGAACGACTTCAGCTTGCTCTAGAAAAATGCATCAGAACAGATAATGGTTGTTTGGAATGGCAAGGTGCTAAAGCAGGTAGAGGTCTATATCCTGTAATCCGAGATAGGAACTCTAAACAAGAACGAGTATCAAGAATCATGCTAGAACGATCAGGGAGACAACGACCAAGCGATAAACATGTAGCCTGTCACGTTTGCGATAATCCTAACTGTATTGACCCTGATCATTTGTTTTGGGGAACTGTGCAGGAGAATGCACTTGACATGGTTAAGAAAAATCGACAAGGTATTATCACCCCCGAACATCGAAGAAAAATGATTGATGCAAATAGTAAACGAATGCTTGATCCTGTACATAGAGCCTATATAATGAAAGACTTAGTACGTGATGATAACGGGCGTTGGAAAAGAAAAGATCAGATTTAGTCGGTATCCGGCATAAGGATGATTTATAATATTTTGACGGAAACAGAAAAGGGTAAATTATGAGTGAACGAAAGTTAGCAACAATCAGAAAAATCGCAGAAGTAAAAGCTATTCCAGATGCAGATAAGATTTGCGCTTATCGTGTTGACGGTTGGTGGCTGGTTGATTCTGTAGGTAAGTATCAAATTGATGACTTGGTAGTTTACCTAGAAGTGGATTCTTGGGTTCCAACAGAACTAGCACCATTCCTATCCAAAGGTAAAGAGCCTCGGGAATTTGAAGGTGTAAAGGGTGAGCGTCTACGTACAGTAAAACTACGTGGTCAATTATCTCAAGGTCTATTGCTGCCAATTCCAGAAGATACCATTAAAGGTGCTGGCCATCTTGTTGCTGAAGGATTGGACCTCACAGAACATCTTGGTATCCTAAAGTGGGAACGTCCAATGAATGCTCAACTTGCTGGTATGGCACGAGGTAATTTCCCTGCGCTAGTACCAAAGACTGATCAAGAGCGTATTCAAAACCTTACTCGATCTTTTGAGCAGTACCAACTTGATAGCTGGTCTATTACAGAAAAACTTGATGGTTCATCTTGTACGTTCTATCTGGATGATGAAGACGTATTTCACGTATGTTCACGCAATCTTGATCTGAAAGAAGACGAAGCAAATTCATTCTGGAAAGTAGCCCGTAAGTTTCAAATTGAAGATATCATGCGCCGAAACTTTATGAAGGGTATGGCTATTCAAGGTGAAATGATTGGTGAAGGTATCCAAGGCAACCAGTACAAAACACAGCTTGACTTCTACGTGTATGACATGTACAATACTCATACAGGGCAATACATCTTGCCAGTGCAGCTTAAGGCAGCTTGTGAACGTATTGGACTAAAGCATGTACCAATCTTGTGTGAAGCTACTGAAATTAAAGAGCAGACAATTGACTCCATCTTGACTTTTGCAGAAGGTAAGTCTGTTCTAAACGGTAGTGAACGTGAAGGTGTAGTTTTCAAGAGCAATACTGTTCATGATCGAAGCTTTAAGGCAATCAACAATAAGTGGTTATTGAAAAATGAATAAGGAGTAAAATGGCAGCATTCATCAAGCATACCAATTGTGAAAAATGCGGCAGTTCAGATGGCAAGGCAGTATATGAAGGTGGCTCTTCGCATTGCTTTGTCTGCGAACACACTGTACCATCTAACGAATATAAGGAATCAAACCCTCAGAAAGTAAGTAAAGTACGAACAACAGTAAAGGAAGAAAAGAGTATGGAAGTTAAACCTAGTGGTAAACCTGCAATGACACCGGATGAAAATGCAGAGATTAAAGCTGTAACTGGTGTATCTGGTAAAGGTTTTCGTGGACTAAAAGACGAAACTACAAAGCCCTTTGGTGTACGGTATGCTTATGATGACGATGGTGAAGTGGAAGAGCAGTACTACCCAACTACACAAGATGGTCAAATTGTAGGATACAAAATTCGTGAAGTACCAAAGAACTTTTACTCTAAAGGTCGTACTGGTGCTGACTGTGAATTGTTTATGCAATTTAAGTTTAACCGTGGTGGTAAGTATGTGCTGATCACTGAAGGTGAACTCGATGCGTTATCTGCATACCAAATGCTTGCTGAGTACAATAAGAGTCGTGGTGATTTTGAAACTGCAGTTGTTAGTCCAACTACAGGAGCTAACTCACACAAACAAATTGCAGCGCAGTATCGTTTCTTTGATACCTTTGATCAGATCATCGTTTGCTACGACAATGACAAAGCCGGTAGAGAAGCAACAGAAGATGTAGTTAAGGCTTTACCAAAGGGTAAGGTCAAGATTATGCACATGCGATATAAAGACCCAAATACTTATCTTGAAGAAGGTAAGCAAGATGAATTTATTCGCAACTTCTATGAAGCTAAACGTTATACTCCTGTTGGTGTATTAGGTAGTGGTGATTTGTACGATAAAATCTTAGCGCAAGCTACAGTACCAAAAGTACCGTTTCCACCATTCATGAATACATTGAATGAAATGCTTGTAGGTGGTTTACCTTTGGGTCACATCATCAACATTGCTGCAGGTACTGGTCTTGGTAAAACATCCTTTGTTAACGAAATGATTTATCACTGGATTTTTAACTCACCGCACAAAATCGGCATTGTTTCGATGGAGTTAGATTCGGGTCAATATGGTGAAACACTGTTGGGTAGACACCTAAGTCGCAAACTTTCGTTGATTCAAGACGATGATGCAAAGAAGGATTTGTTGGAGTCTGACCGTGTACGTGACAAAGCAAATGAACTTTTCTACAATGAAGATGGTCAACATCGTTTTTATCTCTTGGATAACCGTGATGGTACAATCGAAGAGATTCAAGATACAGTAGAAGAGCTTGTGGTATCATGCGGCTGCAGAATCATTGTGCTGGACCCTTTGCAGGACATTCTAGATGGACTATCCAATGAAGACCAAGCATTGTTTATGAAGTGGTCCAAAGGTATCATCAAGAGTCACAACGTAACGCTGATTTTTATTAACCACGTTCGTAAGTCAGCTTCTGGTGTACAAAATTCTTCACAAGGTGGTGCATTCACTGAAGAGGAAATTCAAGGTAGTTCTACTATCATTAAATCAGCTTCAGCTAACATTTTGCTAAGTCGAAATAAGTACGCAGAAGACCCAACTGAACGCAATACAACCAAAGTTGTACTCAGTAAGAATCGTATCTGTGGATTAACTGGTCCTGCTGGTAACGTCTACTATGACAACGACACTCATACTTTGCACAACTTAGATGACTGGTTGAACAATCAAAATTAAAGCTTGACGTAGACCTAGAGTTGTGATAGACTCTAGGTTTTCTTTATTGGAGAAGTACAAATGGATTTGACAAAAGACTGGATTTATGACCTTGAGACATACAAGTCAGCCTTTACGTTTGCTGTAATTCGTGCAGATGGTAAACACGCACGAGTATTTGAGGTTTCTAACCGCACGAATGAGCTTGACCGTATCTATGCTTGCGTTGACCATATTGAAGCTACTGCAGGTCGTTTGGTAGGCTTTAATAACGTAGGATTTGACTATCCTATCTTGCATGAAGTGCTGACAACCCGTAGTCGCTGGCTTGCTAAATCAGGTCGGCAAGTTGCTATTGATGTACACAAGCTTGCACAAAAGCAGATTGATTCCTTCAAGGATAATGGTTTTGGTCACAGTATCAAAGCAGACGAACAGGTAGTACCACAAGTTGATTTGTATCGTATTCATCACTTCAATAATAAAGCAAAAGCCACTGGTCTAAAGATGCTGGAATTCAACATGCGTATGGATAACATTGAAGACTTACCATATGCTGTAGATGCAGAGTTAACCGATGCTGAAATCGACAAACTAAAAACATACAACATGCATGATGTGCGTTGCACTCTTGCGTTTTATCTGAAGTCTCTTACACAAATTGAATTCAGGGATAACCTGAGCATTAAACTTGGTCGTGACTTTACCAATGCTGATGATACTAAGATTGGTGCAGAATACTTTCAGATGAAGCTTGAAGAATCAGGTGTAAAGCTACACAAGTTCAAAGACGGTAAGAAAGTCATGATGCAGACTAAGCGTGACAAAATTGCAATTAAAGACTGCCTGTTTAAATACTACAAGTTTGACCGTCCAGAGTTTCAGGCAGTTTATGACTGGTTTTCTAAGCAAGTTATCACTGAGACAAAGGGTGTTTTTTCAGACATTGAAGAGCATAATCTAGGGTCAGTGGCTAAATATTCAAACCTTACGGTAAAGCGTAAGAAGTTTAAAGGTACTCCAACTGAGCGAGAAATTGATGAATTTAAGAATGAACACCCATTAGGTTGGATCGAAATAGAAGAGCTTAAAGCTACTGAATATCTGTTTGAT